CAACAGTTCCTTGAGTACCATCGGTTCCTTGAGTACCTTGAGAGCCTAATGTTCCCTGTGTTCCCTGTGCACCAACAGTTCCTTGAGTACCTTGAGAACCTAATGTTCCTTGAACACCTTGTGCACCAAGAGTTCCTTGAGTTCCTTGCGTACCGTTAGAACCATCAAGACCTTGAATACCGTCTGCACCCTGTGCACCTACAGTACCTTGTGCACCTAGTGTGCCTTGAGTTCCTTGTGTACCGTTAGCACCATCAAGACCTTGTGCACCAGCAGTACCTTGAGCACCTTGTGTGCCAGCAGTACCTTGTGCACCAGTGCTTGAGTTAATCCACGCTGTGCCATTCCAAGCACGAAGAAAACCTAGAACAGTATCAAAATAAACTTGACCAACTACGGGAGATCCTGGGGCGTCTGCTAAGTTTTGTATTCTTGCATTCTGTAATTCTAATTTATTTAAATCAATTGGGGTTAAAAACTTACGGGCCATTTACATTATCTCCTTAAGATAAATATGCTTTTCCTGAAAAGGCTTGAGAGAACGAGACCGTAAGTGAGTTCGAATTAGTGTAGGTAATTTCACCTTCGTAGATTGTACCAGCAGAATCTACAACTGTGACGTTAGGCTTAAAACCTAAATTATGATTTATTACCCAGGATGAACTGACTACTCCTTGGGTGTGTTCGTAGGCTAGCGCCTGTGGTTCTAGTGCGTTATCAGTTGTTCCAAAGTCTTGGGTACCAGATGGTGTAGTTATTAAAATTACATCATTTACTACAATTGGAACACTAGATCCTGGTCTTACGTACTGACTCATTCTGTTACCTCTTCAGTCTTAAATATTTTTCCTCTAACGTATGTTTGGGTGACTCCGTCTTTAGTTAACTGAACATCATAGTAAGATGTTCTAGGCAATATACGGGTCTGTGTTCCAGTGAGTGCTAATTTTAGAGTACGAAGGCCCGCTCCGTCTGCCGTACCTACGTTTGGAAATGTAATTGTAAAAGTTGTTATAACTCCAGGAATACCCACTCCTAGAATGTCTGCTTTTGCGGTATAGGTATCCACTTCAAAATCAAGCACGATAGTAAACTCATAAGCATCTCCCTCATACACAAAGAGGTCCTGAGTAACAATCGATACTGGAGTCTCCACATTGCCGTAGGTAGGGGTAGGAAGATGGACACGAGTAGCCGCAGATCGATCATCAATCTCCTGTGGCTGGAATATTGGTACGTAGTGATTAGTGGTCTTTGAAATTCTGCGGAAACTAAATACATCGATCTTGAACATACCAATACCAAGTTGAGAACATAGTTCTTTGTATTGTTGTTTTCTAGACTCAATCATCTGCATTAATTGTTGGTAACGCTCAGAACGTGGAATGGTCACACCGTCTGGAGCGAAGACGTTAATATCAAAAGCAGCATCATTAGCCAAGGCATACAGGGCTAGGGTTGATGCATAAATAATTACAGGATATTCTTCAAGAGTTGGTAAATTTTGAATACTTACGCTACGACCATAGGCATCTGTGTGGAAGGCTGAGTGCTCAAGGAAGGCTGTGCTTATATAAGTTTGAGTTTCTGCGGTTGTAAAGTATCTAAAGTAATTTCCAGCAACAATAAAGTCGTCACCATCATCAGGAACATCATCACATACTATGTACCCAGTTGCTTCTTCAACCTCTACATCTGCTGAGATATCGGTGCCATTCCTAGTTACTATTAAGTTAGCGCCATCAAGAGGAGAGTACGGAATTAAAAATCTATTAGTAGTTCCATCTGCTGTAAATTGATACACAAAAGACTTAGGTATATCACCAATTTCAGACCGTAGTCGATCTGCCAGGCTTGCAATCGTAGCCACATAACCTCCGTTAAAATTCTATGCCAATCATCTCGTGTAATAGAGATTTATTCAGCGCAAAATAAAAAGGGTCCAACTCCCAACTGGGAGGAGGGCGGGAACCAGTTGAGAGTCGGACTACTAGCGACGGCTAGTCTTTAGTTTGGCCGCCAAATATATCCAAGTTGCTCTAGATAATCGGCTAGTGATCTTGGAACTCGATACTTAACACCTGCTTTAAAGGTGAAAGTATTTCCGACTCCGTAACTCATGTCTTCAATATCAGTGATTGTGCGAATGATGACCATATCACCTGCAGTTGATACTCCGACATTTTCGATTTCGTCAAGTACTAGTGGAGCATCTGGATTCTTAGGATCAAAAACATCCTTTTCCAGACTCTCTGTCTCAAGTTGGGTAGCGATAGATATTTCTTCTTTACGCTTCTTTAATGCTTCCGCATTCTTTTTTGTTGCTTGCTCCGCTGCTTTGCCTGTTGCATCAAGCGGACTTGTTTGTGTATTTGCCACGTTGTTTATTCTCCTAAGTTAGTTAGAGGTGGCTGGGAGCCAAAAAAGGAGTAAGGCTCCCAGACACCAGGGTAAAACAAATTAGTTGGTGTAAACCTTGCAGATCGCTTGATCTGTGATTACGCCAAGACCCCAAATTGCATACCAAGCAAGAGCGTGTTCACGACCGAAGTCAAGAACGCCACCATCACGAAGTTCAACTGGGAGAGAGATTGCGTGACCAAATGCATTGTCACCAATCATGATTGCTTCATAAACTGAAGCACCGTTTCCAGTTGCAGTAGTTAGATAACCCTTTTCAGCAGTAAAATCTGCAGACTCTGGGTTTCCACCATTTCCTGGAGCAGTGTTAGCCTTAACTGGAACTTCAATCTGTGATGCTGGAAGACCAACAGATGTAGAAGTTGTGTAAGCAGCGTTTACTGCAAGTTTTTTAACTTGAGTTGTCTCAATGAATACTACGTCGTACAAACGACCGATTTCACCAAGCATGAAGTTACCAGGTGCGGCGTACTTCGTTACTTCAATGAACTCTGGGTTTGAACGGATATCACGAGATTGCGCTGGGCTAATGAACATTACATAAGTCTCACCTAAGCGAGGAATGTTCTTAGAAGCAAGAGTAAGAGCAGCATCCTTAACTGCACCAGTTGATAACTTGTAGTTACCATCTAGGTCAGAGAATTGTGTTGCTACTGTACCTTCGTTGTACCAGTCATTTACACCTTGTACTGATGTGCGGTCATAACCGAACACTGCAGAAGTTGCTGCAGACAAAGTGTTACGTGCCTGTACATCTAGGTACTGTGCCATTTGGCGTCCTAGAAGACGGGATGCTGAAGCCATTACGTCATCAAATGATGCGTTTAATAGTAATTCAGAAACAGCAACAGCATAACCATGCTCTGCTACTGTGATTGCAATCTGCTCTGCAGTAAGTGCGTTTGTTGTCATACGAACGCCTTCTGTCAAAGGAGTTGGATCTACTGCGAAGTTCTTGTAACGAAGGAAGTTCACACGAAGACCAGGTGCTACACCTAGTTCAGTCTTCTTAACTGCGAATTGTTCGAAACGAAGAATTGGCATTGCCTGGAACAAAATTTCTTTCGACCAGATTGTTTGAATTGCTTGGTTCAGGCTTGTATTTGAGCCTGAGTAAGCGGTTGGGGCGCCTGCGAGTTGCCCTGTACCTGTAATTGCACTTGCCATTTAGGTCAAGTCCTTTCCTAGTAGTTGTTTGGGATTAACCGAACAGTCCCTGACCACGATTGCTGGCTGCTGTGCCAAGTAGTTTGGCTCTTTGTTTCGCATAATCCGCCAATGACATTTCCCTGATCGAATCAGGTGAGTACGATTTTTGTTCCGAATCATTATCGAGGGGTCCTGCGGCAGGATTAGTAATTCTAGTTCCTGCCATTTGTTGTCTTGCACTTTGCATTGCTTGTTGAGCAGATGACAAAATTCGAGCAGATTTTTCTTTCAACATTGAGATGCTCTGCTCTACTTCATCTGCACTGTTGCCGTCAATCAAGTCAATCAATTCAGGAACAATATTGTCCCGCTCTTGCTCAACTCTTTGTTGACGATAATTCATAACTTCTTGGAACTTACGTTCTTGTTCTAATAGAGCAAAGGCACGTTCTCTTTCAAGACGCTCAGCCTCTAATTGAGACTGAAATTCTTGCTCCTTCTTTTTTAGGAGGTCTTTAAAAGAAAGTTCAGATTCTTCTTCTTCTTTCTTCTGTGCTTCTTTGCGAACTAGTTCTTCAGCAATACGTTGTTCACGTTCTGCTTCTTTAGCGGCTTGTTCTTCACGAGCCTTTTTTAGAGATGAAAGTTCTTCTTTCATCTTTTCCATCTGTGGGTATAACTTTGCTTTCTCTTGTTCACGAGCCTTAGCAATGTCATCTGCACTATACACAGAACCTACCTCACTTGGATTTTCTTGTACTGGAAGTGCTGCCACAATTTCTGGTGACAGTAAATCAGTAGTTTCTACAGTGTTTTCCATAGTTATCACTTATCTTTCTTAGGTCGTTGTCCGAATGCCTTTCGGCGTATCACTGGGTTTTAACGAGATAATTGCACTTTATTTAAATGCATATGTCTCGATAAATTCTGATTTTACATCAGAAATCTAATTAATCTCTGTCTACTGTTCTTCTTTGTGGAATTTTTGTTCCATAAGCATCAGTAACGAGTTTGTTTCTTATCTCAGCCTCTGCCTGAATTTCTATGCTTTCAGTCTCTTGGCTGGCTGAATTTAAAGGGTTTTGGTCATCTTGAGGACCCTGCATTCCATCACCCATAACATCTCCATCACCTAATTGTGTTGGTTGCATAGGAATAGCGCTACTGCCATCAGGTCCTGGCATCATGCCAGTCATGTCCATAATCTGCTTTTGAATTTGAACCTTTATGAGTTGAAGAGCACCATCAGCCGATGCATCAGCCATAAGTTCTTGACGAATCTCAAGTAATTTCTCTTCTGGGAATTCTTCACCTAATTGACGTAGTGCACCTTCTTTAGACTCTAATCCCATACCTAGTTTAGTTTGAATTTCATTAAGAACGATAAGTTTATCAAGAGGCAATGGCTGAGGAAATTGTGCGTAGTTTATATACGTAACTGGATCATTTGGGTCAAGTTGTGGATACTGACCTTCTTTGATTGGTCCATCTTCATCTGGGTTATACATAAATGTCTGTGGCTCTTTAACTGCAAGAGTCTTCATTACTAATTCGTTAATCTTTTCAAGGCCCTTTCCATATTGGGCAACTTTTTGAGAATAACGATTCATTAATGGTTGATACTGAATAGACAGTGCTACACCAGAAGTATTTGAAATTGGTTGAACTTGTCCTAATGCAGTTTCTGGAATATTCATTAACTCATGCATTGAACGTTTTAGAAGTTCTAGGTACTTCAAGGCTCCGTCAATACCTTGTGCACCACCTTCTAAATTAAAGACTTGGGCGTCTTTTGGAAGACCGCCCCAAACCTTCTTTGCGCCCTTTTCTAAGTTGGAGGCTTTAGCACCCACGATTACCGTTACAGGCGATGCGTGGTAGTTAATGATGTCTGCAACATCAGTGCTAATTTCGTTATATGCACGGTTTATAGTGATGATGTCGTGTGCGTCGGAGAGACCCCACGGCGATCCTGAAACAGGAACATTAGGAATGTGAACTACAGGAATTACGCCAAGAGGATTTGGACGTGAATCAATGAGTTCATCGTTTACATATTCTTCAATTATGTCATCGGTAAGAATTTCAGTATAAGTAAATACTTGACGAGTACCTTCTAAAGATGTTCCCCAGAAACGGTACTTTTGTTTAAATCTTAATAATCTATTTCTATCATGTGGATGAAACTCAGGAAAACAAAAAGAGGAGTTCATTGGAAGAATACGAACACGACCAGGATGTACTAAGCCTGCAGAATCTGTCCAAGGTTCTTCATATGCAACCTTTACAAAACAATCTCCAGTAATTCCGCCTTGTTGTCCCATCTCAAGTAAGACACGCATCTTGTCATTATCTACTTCCCAAACACGTTCCAACCTGTCAGGTACAATCGCTTCAGTCGCTTTTGGAGACCTAAAATGAACCCCACGACCAAAAGTAAAACGGGAAAGATAATCATTAAACGCCCGATAATAGTTAACAGCGATTTGCATTTCGCCTTGCTCACGACGATACCCCCAATGGTGTCCTAGGTACATTGCCCAGTTAAGTGAATAACGGTTTAAACGAGGACCGTGAACCTCAAATTCTTCATCAGCAAGTTCTACTAATCCTAATGGAGAAATAGAAATAGTTAAGTCAGAAGATGCCGCTCTATATGACGGCGGACTAAAGTCCAAAAATGACATTACTTCTTGCCTTTATCTTTTTCTTTTTTAGAGTTCTTTACTTCTTTTTTACTTTCACGTTCTTTATTTTTAGCATTCTCTTGTTTCTTTCTTGCCATGTTTGCACGACGAGATGCTTCAGTCGTTTCAACATATTGACCACCTGCTTGTTGGTACTTCTTGCTTACCCATGCACTTGCTCCAGGATTTGGATAGTTAGAATATTTTGCCCGTGCTTGTGCAACAAACATCGCATAAAGTTTTGGGTTAGCAGGCTTACGCATTTACGTCTCCTCCGTAGATGACCGATCTCCGCTCATACCTTATAGCATGAGCGGAGTCAGGTGTTAATAAGTTACTTAGTCGTTTACGACTGTTGGGGACTGACGTTGAGTCCGTCCACCTGAACGAGCAACTGTCTCAATCTGTGCGGCTGAGTAGTCGTTCATTGTTCCATGGGCAAACTCACCAAGAAATGTTGGTGCCTCTGTCCATGAAGCAGAACCCACGTGAGCACGTTCTGCAAGTGTTTCAGCAGCAGGCTTCTGCCATACTGGTGCATTACGGTTTGGTCGTCCTGCAGCCACTGCAGAACCTTGTTGCATTCCTAATTGAAAATCGTTTGGAATATCGGTATCAGTTGCGACACCTTCTTCAAAACGAAGCGGTCCACGGCGAGTTGCATTATCTGCACCCTTGCGCTCATAAACCTGTGGTGCACGCTCTGGGAAGCGAGGTGCTGGTGAGATTGTCATAATGACTCCTTAAGGATTGATTTGGGAAAGGCCTTTTCCTTGGTAATAGTTTCCACCCTTTTTGATACTTTGTGTT